TGGTCCCCGCTTTTCCCGCATTCTGACGCTGAAGCTCTTCTACCATTGCGCGACGACCTCTGCCAAGGCTGGCAATACTACCGGGAATACGTGCACCTAAAACTGCACCAAGAGCTCCTGCGCCAAGAGCTTCTAATCCCAAGCGGCCTGGACCCTCTTCTGCTGCTTCACCGGAAACAATGTTTCCAAGGGTGGCCCCACCTGCGGCAAGGCCACCGATACCGGCAGCAGATACGTAAGGATTCATCGATGCTTTACGCATGATGTCACCCATGTAACGTCCTGCAATTTTCATTGCTTCACTCCATCACAAACAGTTTGTTTGCAACGACTTGAGGCTGAGCTTGGTTCAGGATGCGCCAGGCTTGGCTGGGATCTACATCCATCTGTTGCTTGAAATTACCCCAGAAGTTTTCGGGTTGCTGAGGAGCAGCTGCCGAAGGAGGAGCGGGGAACTGAGCCATCATGGGATTCACGGCTTCAGTGCGATAACCAGGGGTCTCAAGTTCGGTCTCGCTTTCGTACACGGGATACGGACCTTCGGGACCAAAGAACTTCAGGGTGTAATCGCTGAGGACATCGGGATTGGTCAGGATCTCGTTGTAAGCCTCATTTTCAGCACGCTCGTTAACTGCGAACTCGGCATAGCCTTCGATCAGACCTTTGGCTTGAGTGCCCCAGGCAACAGCGCTATCCAGCATGCCTTCCAGTTGGAGGGCATAATTATTTAGAATTGCCGGAGCTTCTACCCCGTACGCGCTTACCACGTGGCGGGTTTCCGGACTCCACTGGAGCAGATCCGCTACGTCCTCCAAGGATTGAACCGAGAAGGTTTGGGAAGAGCTGGGCGAGGATGTCGGGTTGGCTTGCCAGGTCTGCGGAGCCGATTGTTGCGTAGCTTGGCTGGCTTGCTGTCCGAAGTTGGCCGGACTGTACTGGGTCGTCTGAGACGGTTGAGCCTGGAACGGGGATTGAACTGGAGCGCTCAACAGGTTCACCACCTTGTTGAATGCCGATTCCCACGGATTGCTGTTGGTCGCCTCCGATTGGGATTGGGGGGCGTACTGAGACGGGGCGGATTGGTAATTGGGGGCCGCCTGAGGTACCGCTTGGGGGTAACTGGTACCCACTTGATACTGAACCGGAGCTGCCACTGGAGCCTGGGCCGGAGCTGCCTGATAGCTGTTGGGTGCTGCCACCACGTAGCTGCTGGGAGCCACCGCTGCCGGAGTCGGGCTCGTCTGTGGGATCGATTGGACGGTAGCGTCCTGCATAACTCATCTCCTTTTGTAGAGCTTCTAAGGTTCGATACAGATATGGCGTTAAATCCAATCTTGGGTCCGCAGCCATCGGAAGATCCGGTGCTTGCGGGTGGGGAGTCTGCATCATGCCCCCCACTAGGCTAGCAAACTTAGAGTATGCACCCTGTAGTTCGTTAACCATTCTGAATGGGAACCCAGATAACATCTCGGCCCTTTCCTCATCCGTCTTAGACGGGAAGAGGTACTTCAATGCTTCAATGCTATCAACACCTAATTCCTGCAGGTTGCGTACAACAATTGAGTTGTTGAGGATGTCCTGGGTTGAGTCTTCATAAACAGGACCCAACCAACGCCATAAGACAGTGACATCACCATCAGGAATAAGACCCATGACCCCTGGTGGAATCATTTGGGTCTCAATGCATGCCATCATTATCCTCTTCAACTTATCGTTATACATCTGAAGAGCTTCTTTGTAAGCAGCCTCTTCTTCTGGGCCTGCACCAGGGGGGAGATCAATTGGCTTCTCAAGACCTGCAGCTGCTGCAAGAGTTGATTTAAACAGCTGTTCTTCTTGATAAATAATCAGCTCAAGACAACGGCAGATGCCATGGGTGTAAATAGAATTTGCTTTTTTCTTGGATGTTGCGGCAACACGACCAAACAGTGATTTGTACTCAGTTGCAGTAACGCCTGCGGAAATAGAGAGTTCATCAACACCGCCAAGTGCTGTACGAATCTCTTCGCGATATTGACGGGCAAATGCGTTTTGGTCACCGGTGATTGCATCAGGGACGATGTAACCAACACGATCGTTAGGTTCCAGGTTTGCAATAACGCGCGGAACTCTGATCTGACCATCCATGCCACGGCTGACTGGATCAGCCTTAAACATGGAACGACTCATTGGCGACGGACTCGCAAAACCTGAGTTCGCTGCAATGGATGGACGCTGGATTGTTGCTTCCCCACCGGCTTCCATCAAGTCCGTCTTGGGACGAGATGAAAGTAGCGTTGGATTACCAAAGAAGGTAATGTTCTTGCGCATGGTGCGCATCAAGTCATCGTGCGTGATGATGTGATTCGCCATCGCATCAAATTCACCCACGCCTTCATTCGAAAGACCCTGGGGATTGTTGAGGATTTCAACGCAAGGAATAAAACCAAGACTGTTCTTTAGTTGTTTTGTGTTACCTGCCAGGCTATAGGCAGGCATGTCGAAATTCATCTCCGAGTCGGAGTGAGTTTCTTCAATCTCGGTAGCTTTAATTGAAAGGCGAATATATCGTTTGGCTCCAGGGCTGTATGTACTTTGGTTACCGGTCAGATTTGTGGTGTTTATCTGATCACCAAAACCATTGCCCCGCCGGACCTTATAGCTGTAGATGATTACAACTTCGTCAAGTTCTCCGTCGACGTTGTAGTACGAACGATACTCGTGCTCGCGGAAATAATAGAGACGGTAGTTGTTTTTGGTGGGACGAATATAAAAAAGACCTTTACCGTCACACAGGAAATACTCCCAGATGGAATCCAAGCGGGTATCCATCTTGTTGTACTTCATCACGCGATCAAGGAAATCCTTGCGCTGCGCACCAAAGTTATCTTGGGACGGGAAGAACTCTACTCCTTGGCGAATGCCAAAGAGCTTCATCTGAGCAACGTGAGACGCGACAATGCCGGTATCAACAACGATGTTGCTATCTTTGTCGAGATAGGCGTTGATGATTTCTTGGAGCCGGGCTTTAGCGTCTGCCATTATTTTGGTCTTTTGCTGAATACTAACAAGTTATTTTTTAAATCGCACCAGTGCCAACTTCACCTTGCAAGCCAGGACCTTGATAACGCCCAAAATAAGGAGTAATGCCTGGACCCATTCCCCGTGGCAGACCCATACCATACGGCCAGCGATAGTTCCGTAGTGGATTAGAGCGACTATTCATTGCAGCGTTCCCTGGTTCGTATGGCATGAACTGAGTGTCATGCCTAATGCTAACATCTCCGGGAATATCACTCATAGAACCTTCGCGATAACCAATCAATTCTTTTAAGGTGCGTTTGGGTCCTGCAGCGTAGGGTGTCGGTTGGGCTTGTGCAACTAACATGCCGCCAACATTACCAATTCCCGCAGCAGGCAACTGTTGTTGAACTGGAAAAGTAAATTGTTTTTGTTCTTCTTTCCAGGTATCTTGACCTGGAAGAAGCGGGCGTCGGTGCCAAGATTCACCACCTTGGATTTTAAAACGTGGATCAAGAAGTGGATTACCGCCTGCAACTTGACTTAAATTTCCGCCTACTGGAATACCACCTGAAATACGCATCTGACTACCTGTCAATCTTTTTATTTTACTCTTCTATAACCTCGTAACCAGCAGCGTCATTCACTTTGCTGACGACGATGCCATTGCCACGGACATCCCAGTTGAGAACATCGCCTTCTTGCCAACCAAGGTCTTCGATCACCTCGTCGGGAAGAACGATGTATTGATCGCCGTTTTCGTCTTCTTGGACCTCAAGGACGTAACTCATTTACTTGCAAGCATCTTATCGATCAGTTTATCAAGCTTATTATTGATTTCACGAAAGTTATCATGCATATCTTGAATTTCTCTTAAGAAATCAACCTTCAGCACGTAATCCATTGGCATGCGCTTGAGATCTTCTTCCAGCACGTCAATTCTCCGTTTTTGCGATCCGATGTAATTAAAAGCTTGTTGAACTTGATCACTATGCCTACTTAAGATTTTAGAGGCGGCCCAACCACCGCCTGAAATGGCCGATATTACGGCCGTCAAGCCGATGGCTACGTATTCAGGTCCCACCACAAAATTTTGCTTTTTTCTAATTCTAAAGTTTAGTAATCAAGTTGAAGCTGTCCTCGGCGCATTAATCCTGTCATCAGGTATACAAGAGCGTCTACACAGTCGTCATGACTGCTAACACCAAAGTTTGTCAGCTCTTCAAACATTGCTGTGAAGTTACGGAATCGATTGAAAATAATTTTGCGATCTTCAAACATGCCCATGCAGCCACGGAAACGTGCCAACTTATCTGCACGGAAACCCTTGACAGCATGCCAATTTAAGTTGTAAAGACTTTCGTTAGTCAAGCAAATCCGTTTGAAGTCGGCTTCCAGGGATGCTTGGTACGCAACTGCCTCACTCCAGATATCGCATGTGGAATAAGTCGGATAGTAGTTGCCGTTGTCATCCTTGCCAAGAATAGACCAATCGTTAAGAAGTTCTTTAAGTGCGTCTAGCTTCTCCAGGTTACCCATTACACGCAAACGTCGGTAGTCAATGACGTGAATCTGATCACCTATACGACCACCCAATACCATCACTGTGTAATCATTCTTTTCCTTAGTGCCAACGGAAAGGTCAACCCCAATACCGAGCGAATCGAATTCAGTGGCAATCTCAGCTTTAACAATCAGCTCTGGCGCCAGGGACAACTCGTTTTGTCTGACAACTTGATTCATGTACTGAAACGAAAAAGCAATAGGTGCTTGCCTCTTCTTTTCCTTCAGGTAATCCAAGGACCACATAGCAGGCCAATATGACTTTTCGTCACCCGTCTTGGGATCATTGAGGATTGCGGATAACACAATCTGTAACCAGTTATTTTGCGGATTGAATGTCGTTGCATGAATATCATCATGCCGGAAGCGTGTGCCAAGGCAAATTGCACGTCCGCCTTCAAACATGGTTGGTGCGATCACCGCATTCCAGTTGTCCTGCATCTGTTTACGGATGTCAGGGTTGGAGATATCCGCAGCAGATTTGATGGCGTCATCGATGATGACCAGGTGAGAACGCTTGGAGGTCACGGAACCTTTTAGGCCAGCAGCGCAAAGCGTAAATTGCTCTTCACCAGTGGTATCAATGCCAGCAAACTTGTGATCAATAGACCAGTACTCATTGCTGGTGACGTTCTTGAGAAGACGTACGGTTGGAAATACTTCTTGGTATCGCTTGCTTTCAATGATGCGTTTGATGGTCGCTGACTTGGAACGTGCGATATCAACCGTATATGACAAGTAAAGAATTTGTAGTGGAAGCTTAGCTGCCGTATGGATACCAATTGCCCATGCAGTAAACAAACCTAAGACTGTTGACTTAGCAGAACCCCGTGGTGCCAGGAGGTCAACATTGGGTCCGGCAAT